CCATTTATCTCCTCGGCAACCTCTTTAAGATGGTCATCACCATAAATATCGTCAATGTCGAGGTAGATTATCCATTCTCCCGTAGCCTCTTCGATACCTTTGTTCCGAGGCGATCCACTCCATAACTTCTTGTGGTTTATGTACCATACCTTTATCCTTTCATCGGCAAATTGCTTCATTATCTCTAAAGTCTGCTTACATCCGTCAGCCACGACATGAAGTTCCCAATCCGGGAACGACTGACTAAGTACCGAGTTAACGGCACGTACTAACTTTCCTTCACGGTTACTGGCAGCACCGGCATAATTAGCGAGATACGATGGCATGATTACTGAGAATTTCATCTATCCTTTACTTTTCTTACCCAATGATTATACACATCGTCAAGGCCAACAAAATAAGATTCGCCGGGTTTACATTTATGTTCTTTCTCCATGTCTAACCAAATTTGTCCTTCCTTTACCATGTCTTCATCATAAAATTGATCTTGCTCAAATACAAGCCACATGATAAATTTTCTGTAATGATCGGCAATTTCTTCTGCACAATCTTCTATGCCCTCAATATCTTCACCGGATTTGAGAGCAGACATTAAATTTATTATTTCTTCTTTCATCTGTTATAATATATATTAGGATGTTTGACAGTATCATAAAACCTCTTATCGGGTTCACTCTTATCAAAGGTTATCAAAGCACCGACAACGACTAACTCAAACTGTGAGAAGTCATAACCCGTGAAGTCACCGAGGATAGGCTCGACAGAAGCCATCTTCCTACTGGTAAACTGTTTCATAACCTCTGCCCTCCACCACTCAGCAGGGCTTTCGATAGTCACACCGAGAATACAGTTATCCGAGAACTCGAAGTCTGTATATCTATCCGGTAGTTTAGTCATAAACAAGAACTCATGTTCCGGCAGACTTTTAGCGACTTTGATAATCCTATTTATCCATTCGTCAGATACCCATTCGCCCATGATATCGGTAAAGTGATTGACGAAAATCATGCAAGGATCGACTTTGCCCGGTTCGTCCCAGAGATCATTGAAAAACATTATCCTCTCAAACTTCCGATTCGGGTTACGTGAGAACTTCTTACGTGCATAACAATAGTCACAACCGTTCTTACATCCTACGACTGTATCCCATGCGTATTGGTAAAAACCCGCACTACGTTTCATCTTTACAAAAGGAATCATACTTGCGGTTGTGCTACAAACTGTTCATATTCTTCTTTCTTCTCGCCATCAATCAAAGCGACATACTCCAAAGTCTTGGCTTGTACTTTCTCTCTTATCAGATCGTCAGTCATATCATAAAGCCAAGGATCGGGATTCTCGAACTCTAAATCCTGAAAGATAGCTTCGAGGTTCTGCCAGAGCGTAGAGTGATATTTAGAAACATTGCCCTGAGAGATGATAAACCTTATGTCTGCTTCTGAATACCCGGCAAAAGGATTAAACTTATTCTTAATGTTCATTCTCTTCAGTTCGTCCGGTCTGTCGGCATACAACTTCTTATTAATGTCGTTTTGTATAGCATCAATTGTTGAGGGTGAGGCGTTGGCATCTTTGGCAGTCTTCAAATCGGTAAACAACTGCTCCAGCGACTTGAATTTAAAGTCCTGCGGGAATTGGTGGTTAAGTATCAACCCTTCTCCCAGGTCGATAAACGTAGCTATGTCCTGAACGACAAACTTCCAGACCGTAGAGTAGTGTTGTGCAAAGCCGTAAAGAGTGTTATTAAGGTTCTCGCTTTCCGTTGTTACCTCGGTAGCTGTTACCGACACATCGCTTCTCAGATACCTGTCAACATTGAATATCTGTGCATAGACTGTTTCTTTTAAAGACTTCAGATACTCCTGGTCGAACTTTAGCAACTCAATCGGCGGTCCCTTGTAAACGAGCATATTCTCAAGGTCAAACATCATCGCCGGATCTCTTGGCAAAGCAAGTGAGATAACATCCTGAGTGCCCTTGTGAAAAGGTTGTGTTCCTGTGCCATGACAAACAGGACATTCTTTAGAGTCGGGCATATATCCTTTGTTACAACCCTCGTGATGACAGGGAGTGACATATTCAAACCTTTGCGGGAAAGCTACCATAGCACAACTCAAATCCAGCTCGGAGTCTATCTTCAGAGTCTTCTCAAGCAACCCAATGACCGGATGGAAAACACTAACAAACGTCCTGCCTTTGGTTTCCTCATCCCTGTTGTATCCGAACCTTATAGCCGGAACTTTCTCGTTCTTTGGTTCATATAAGAAGAGTTGATAATAACGTCCTTTGATCTCAAAGACTTCGCCTTCGCCTAAGAATTTACTCCCTATCTGCGTGAGTACGATAGTGTCCCAACCCAAATACATGGTATATTTAAGTCCGTCTTTTTCAACATCGTTGTCCATGTACTTTATCGGGAGCTGGACAACCAGGTATTCAAGTATCTCATTCCTGTACTCGAACATCACCGCCTGTTTGCTGTCTGCAATAAACGGGTATGGTTGTGCCTTCTCTGTATTAGGATCGAAAGAGTCAAACTCAGTTATCAGGAAAGCGTTAGGATCGATATAGTTATAATCGACAAAAGCATATTCCAGAAAACGGTCTAACGATTTGTCGCCCCAGTAAATGTCTATATATCCCTGAAGTTCCGACAACTTAGTGTCAGCACCCGCCTCGAAGTCGATTGACTTAATGGGATTTGTCCTTGCCGCTTGTAAGAAGGGCATCTTTGTACTGTGTAATGTCGAGGGGATAATAGAACGGTAAATTCGTTTTATCTGGTCGAACTCCTCATCCGACACCCTCGTTTCAATCCTCTCCAGCAGTTCATCCAGCCCATCGCCGGTCTTCATCTTGTAGTACTTGTCTGCCAACTCTGTAACCCTGACATAATCCTGATGCGTGATCTCTTTGTCAATGATCTTCTTTAATAATTCTAATCCTTCCTCTTTCTTCATTTTATTTTATATTTACCATCCAACACCCTTCAAATTCATAATCTTTAATAACTTCTTTAAATCTTTCGTCAACAGCTTTCATAACCCCCGGATACGCAGGATAATCATGCCCTGCAATCACACCCCTGACTTTCGGTAACCATGCTTCTATATCTGCTTTTACACTTTCATAGTCATGTGCAGCATCAATAAATAAAAGATCAATAGAACTATCCTCAAAATCTTCAGCAAACTCGACACTATCTCCAACCATTATATTAACATCAATATCCTTGACATTATATATGAATTTCTCAAGCATCCCATCACTCTGCCCTGTGAAATGATCGACAGCCACTAACTGCATTTTCTTACCAAGCTCCTTTTGCACACTATCCAGGTAAACTATTGACTTCCCCTGATAAGAACCTACTTCGACAAATAAACTTTCAGAAGGAAACCGGTTAACCATATCTCTATAAAACGTAGGCCAAGTAAAAAAGCCCTCTATGTTATTATAGTCAACCATTGTAGTAAGTTTTAAATAGTTCCACAGCCATATACTCGAACAAATCCCCGAAATGTCCATACTTCTGATACTTCTCTCCTGTCTCTTTGTCTGTCACGATATGTTTATCCTTGCCCCCGTCGAGTGCCTGTTTACAATACATCAAATCGTTAATAAGATAGTGGCATGACTCGTCAATAGTTACCTTGATAGGCAACTTCCCTTCAAAGATTTTATTAATGAAGTCCCTTCTTAAAACTACCGAGGGATTTGAAACAAGCGTCCTGTCAGAATGATTAATCAGATATTTATGCAACTTATAATCAACAATTTCATAATGATGTGAGAAGTCTTTATTCATTGTACTCCGGTTATGTCCCGAAGCATCACCGTAAAAGAATAACCCTGCTTTATGATTCTTATATCTCGAAATGAACTCCTCACAAACTTCCTCTGTCGAGTTCCTGGGATTCGGTAAAGCTATCTCGTCAATGAAATTCCACTCCCAAACACCGTCTTTACTTGTTATCTGTGCTATCCCTGCTGAGTTATAAGGTACTGAGTTCTGGTCAAAGCTGATGTGAATAGGTAATTCTGGATTGTACTGAACACGCCCGACATGAACTAAGCGGTTAAAAGATGAATAGAACTCCCCGCCAAGAGTCATAAAAGGGTTTGCATATATCAAAGCCCTGCCCCGTTCCTCTGTATTGTTTGCGAGTACTTTATCTATGTAGTTCTGCCCGATGTTGTGAAGATTATGAAACGTTGAGCTTATGACTGCTTTCTTGTCGCCAAATTCTCTCTCAAAGAACGTCTTGTCAGAATAGATAAGTTTAGAAATCTCATCTATGTAGTTTTCTAAAGAGAACCATTCGTTAATCCAGTCAACCTTTGCCGGGGAAGTGGAGATGAAAAGCGGATTATATTGTTCTTCTGGTTTGCCTGTTTCTGAAAGTTCACCGTTGACAATATACATTCCCTGTTGACGGATCCTGGCAATGATTATCTCTTTAACATCTGTTTCCTCTGTGTCTTTTGTTTCATCCAGAACAGCCCAGCCGAACTCCTTGCCTTCGTGTGCCTTCGCATTATCCATTGAACCGATGAAAGTCACCTGCCCGTTGATAAACGAAATTATTCCGTAGTAGGAATCGAAGTTATGGCCTTCAGTGTTAAAGTGTGAAGGCGGTTTCTTGCTTACTACATATTGCCCGTGAGGACGTGACTCTTTCTCATACTCAACTATTCCGATAGACTTCCAGTATTCCCTTATCCTGAAAAGCGTCGAGTGTTCGAGCTGTAAATAAGTATTGGCAGCGATAAAACCTCTAACCTTCGGGAAGCGTCTTATAAGCTGGTAAGTCTTTATACCAAGAAGGTGAGTCTTTCCTGAGCCTACTCCTGCAAGGAATAAGTTTATGGCCTTTGTGCTTTTGAGAATTGCCCTCTGTGGTTCGCTGACTGTTTGTTCTGTCATTTAATGATTATGTCAGGTAACTTTATTTGTATCTTCTCGCCATCGCTTGTAACGTCTGTCTGTCTTGGTATAAAGTACATGAGCAGTTTCGAAACAGCATCCAGATACTTTGAGGGGTTTTCTTTGTAAACATAATTTAAGGCCGGTTCAATATTGCTTACCTGTCCCGACATGATGCCCATAAACAACTCTCTTGCTTCCTTTGTTGTCTTGTTGGAGTTCCAACACCTCTCCCCCCTGTTTTCTTGTGTCCCTTCTTTGCTGCCATAAAACTATTATAAACTACTTTAGTATATAAACCAAATTACCAATGAAACCCCGCACCCGTAGTTTTAGCAAAATTAAAATACGGATTGAAACAGTCAATATAGAATTGTTCGACTGCCTTTAACTTACTCTTTTCGCATCCTTGTAAAATAAGAAACTCAAGATCGTTCTCTCCATACTTATCATAATGCTTCTGCAATTCTTTATTATAATGACCGGTATATTTTAACATTGCCAAATGACCACCCCAACGTTTCCCGATATTCTTGGAGCTGCCAATATAAACCCTCTTAGGCTTAATCTTAGATTTAATTATATAAACTCCAGATATGTCGTTATACTTACTTAACTTCATTTCTTTACAAGCAATATTATAAATATAACCCAGCTAAGTCCAGACATAAAAGCACCCCCGAAAGTCACATACAAATATGATATTCTTTCTTCATTTGAAAGTATATGCCACTTCTCGGATATTATCCAACCAAATAAACCGCTAATTATAAGCAGTATTAAAGCTGTTATGGCAAAGAAATCTGTCATTTCTTCGGTGGCCTTTTCTTACCACAATTACATTTCCTTCTTATCATTTCTTCTTATGTTTAAAGTATTCTATTTGAGATAAACGTTTTTTAGCCTTCTTCTTACTCATAGGTTTGCTTAACCGCTTCCCTTTCTTTGAATAAACCGTACACTTACCCTTTCTGCACTTTATCATTTGCAAGTTGTTTTACATTCTTGAGTGCCCACTATCGTATAAGGATAGTGGTTTATTATGTAAATAGATGTTAATGTCTCCCCGTCTACTGCTTCAAGCTCGACACCGCAAGCCTCAAACGTTGATACAGACCAGGGGTAGTTATCCGTAAATTCAGTGCGACGGGTACATACTTGAGTACACATCTTACACTCCTCGCTTTCACAGGAGAATAAGAATGCCAATACTATTAGTGCAATTAGTTTTTTCATGCCAAGTTACTTTCGTTAAACTTATAAAGCAGTCTGTCGTCATAATACTTCACAATATGAAGAATGTCTTTCTCTACATGAGTTATATTATGCTCCTCACATCTGTCGTGAACAAACTTATCCACATCAAAAATACCATGATACAGTTTGTCTTCAATCTCAAGTATCAAATCACTTATATACAAAAGTTTAATTCTCCCTATCTCTCTCATGGCAGTAGTTTTCATTTTAAAGCTCTTAACATAGCATCTTTCAGGATGTCTTCATACTTATATACTTTCAGTCCTGCCTGGTAGTTGTCCTCAACAACAGGAAGAAAGCGTTCATAGGCTTCCGGGGTTAGTCGGTTGCAAACGTCGATAATACCATCAACATTATCTACAATAATCATTCCATTCTCGTTAAAAAATTCGTCTATTATTGAACAACCCCAGTATATAGGAACAGTTTTCGTTATCAGACAGTCGATTAGCTTCTCGGAATAGTAGTAACTGTTCTTAAATCCTTC